CTAAGTCGAATGGTTTGGGAAGTAGCCCTGGCAACGGGGCTACCCCCAAGCACATTTGAAGCAGCTGAGGACATTCTGACCGTAATCGAAATTTTGGAAAGGCGCGCGAATGGCTAAGGAAGCAATTTCCTACGATAAAGCCGAATTGCGTGCCATTTTGCGATCGTTCAAAGCAATGGACGAAGAAGCCACGCAACAAGCAAAACAAGCCACCAGCGAATTGGCAGAGTACGTTCGCGGCAAAATTATTGCTACGGCTAATCAATCCACCAACCGCGTTGCACCAAAGATCGCCCAGGGTTCAAAGGTTTCGAAATCATCAAAAATTGGTGAAATTTCATTTGGTTTTGCTGCTCAAAAATTAAGTGGGGGCGGCACAACCCAACAGGTTTGGGGCGGTTACGAATTCGGTTCAAATCGCTATAAACAATTTCCAGTGTGGTCAGGTCGCGAAGGTCGCGGGTCACGCGGCTGGTTTATCTATCCCACACTTAGAAGCGCACAACCTGAAATCATCAAAAAATGGGAAGAATCATTTTTCAAAATAGTTAGGAAGTACGACTAATGGCTGGAAGTCGCACCCTTAAACTTTCGATTCTTGGAGACGTCGATAGTCTTAACAAATCGCTAAAAACTGCTTCAGGCGACATTGACACATTTGGCGACAAAGTTGGCAAGGCTGGTTTAGCAATTGGTAAAGCATTCGCCGCAGCTGCTGCCGCTGCTGGTGCTGCTGCTATTGCAATTGGTATCGAAGGCGTCAAGGCTGCTATCGAGGACGAAAAGGCGCAAACACAATTGGCACTTGCGTTGGAAAACGCCACGGGTGCAACAACGGCACAAATTAAGGCAACCGAAGAATCAATCCTTCAAATGTCATTGGCTACTGGCGTTGCCGACGATGAATTGCGCCCAGCATTGGGTCGCCTGGTTAGATCGACGGGCGACATCACAAAGGCGCAAGATTTACTTTCGCAAGCGTTGGACATTAGCGCGGCAACAGGCAAGCCAGTAGAAGCAATTGCCAATTCACTTGCTAAGGCTTACGACGGCAATACCGCAGCCCTGGGCAGATTAGGCGTTGGTTTATCTGCTGCTGAATTAAAAACAATGTCATTCGAAGAAGTACAAGGTCGCTTGACTGAATTGTTTGGTGGGGCAGCCGCTGCAAACGCTGAGACCTATGCGGGAAAGATAGCGCGCGTACAGGTAGCCTTCGACGAAGCAAAGGAAACCGTGGGCACTGCGCTGCTTCCAATCCTTGACAAACTATTGCAATTCATTAATCAAAACGCGTTGCCAGCAATTCAAGCGTTTTCAGCTGCATTCAGCCTGACCGAAAAAGACGGGTTTGGCAAAGTTGTGAACGACGTTGGAACGACATTAAAAAACACTTTTACGCCGATCATTCAGGGTGTTAAGTCAGTTTTTGATAATGTCAAAAAAGCGGTCATGGATAGCAAAGAAGAATTTGAAGCATTTTGGGACGTGGTCAAATACATTGCACCGCTGGTTGGTAGTGCAATTGGTGCGTCACTTAAAGTCGTCGGCGAAATTGCCCAAGCGGTTATCACAGTTATTGCAAACGTTTTGGCTGCAATCAAGCCATTATTGAACACCGCCATTGACGGTATCAATTTAGTTATTAGGGGTTTGAATCTAATCAAGACGGGTAGAGACATTCCATACATTTCACCCATTGGCGGTTCTAGCGGGACGTCACAACGATTTTTGGATAGCGGCGCAAAAGGCTTAAAGGCGGGTGGGGCTTTCGCTCAATCTGGAAGTTTTGCAAATGAATTTATGGGTGCAGGACTGGCAGACCCGACTGAGTTATTCAATTTCAATGGGCAAATGGTTAGAGGCGTTATCGACGCCACTGGTATCAGTGACGCGGAAGCCTCATTTAGACAAGCAGAACTTTTGCAGTTTAAGTTAAAAAACCCAGGTCGCTTAGACCCTATTTTCACACCAGCAGGCAATTCGCAGCCGAATATCACGGTTAACGTTTCAGGGGCGATTGACGCTGAAGGTACTGCGCGCACAATTGTGAACACGCTAAATAATAGTTTTTACCGTGGCACTGGCGGCGCGGGGAATTTAGTCACGCCATGACGCAATGGGCGCCTATTTGGAAAGTCACCATTGACGGCACTGAATACACAAACGCCGTCTTGGCAAATCTCGTTATTCGCAGTGGGCGTACGAATATTTACGAACAAGCCCAGGCGGGTTATACAAACATTCAGCTGATCGACGTCAGCCAAACCGCAATACCAGTCAACATAAATTCAACGATTTCAATTCAAATCAAAAATACTTCAAACATTTTTGTTCCCATTTTTGGCGGAAATGTAGTTGATATTGGTTTGGAAGTCCGCGACGTAGGTTCGACCATGTTTACGCAAACTTATTCAATCACTGCGTTGGGCGCACTGGCACGCTTGCCAAAGGCATTGACTAACGGCGTACTTTCAAAAGAATTTGACGGCGATCAAATTTATGACATTTTAAGTGAAGTTTTGTTTAATACTTGGGCTCAGGTTGCGAGTTCATTGACCTGGGCTGGCTACACACCAGCGGGCACAACATGGGCAACGGCTGAAAACAATGGTTTGGGTGAAATTGATCGTCCAGGCAATTATGAATTAGCGGCTAGATCGTCTGAACGCATTGACGTTTATTCATTGGTTTCAGCATTAGCGACTTCAGGGTTAGGTTATTTGTACGAATCACCAACAGGGGCTATCGGGTATGCAGACAGTACGCACCGAACCGTCTATTTGGCTGCAAACGGTTATGTTGACTTAGACGCAAAGCATGCCCGCGCTGCTGGGTTACGCATTGAAACTCGCGTTGGCGACGTGCGCAACTCATTGACAATTAAATACGGGGCAACCAGCAGCAGCGAACAGTCCGCAAGCGACGCAACATCAATTAGCCAATACGGCACACTTGCACAAATCATCACCACAACCCTTCACAATGCAGCTGACGCCACTGCCCAAGCAAACTTTTATTTATCCCTTCGTGCCCAGCCTGAACCAATTTTTAGTGAAATCACATTTGACCTGACAAATCCCGAAATTGATAATGCTGACCGTGACAATCTCATCAACATTTTTATGGGTGAAGCAATTGCCCTGACTAACCTGCCACTGAACATGGCTTCGGGTACCTTTCAGGGTTTCGTCGAGGGCTGGTCGTTTAGGGCGTCTTACAACCAATTGTCAGTGACATTGTTGCTTTCACCATTGGCTTATTCATTGCAGGCAATGCGCTGGAATGACGTCCCAATAACCGAACGTTGGAATAGCGTGTCGCCGACTTTAGACTGGGAAAATGCAACAATTGTTGCCTGATAAGGAGAAAACATGACAAACCCAACAAGCAATTTCGGGTGGCAAATGCCTACGCCAACCGATTTAGTAACTTCACTTCCTGCCGACTTCGAGGTTTTTGGTCAAGCCGTTGACACCTCATTGGCTGATCTCAAAGGCGGTACAACTGGTCAGGTGCTAAAGAAAAACACAAATGCCGACATGGATTTTGTTTGGGCTGCTGATTCAGCGGGAATGACAAATCCTATGACCACCACAGGCGACACAATTTATTCATCAAGCGGGTCAACACCTGCGCGTTTGGGTATTGGTTCAACTGGTCAGATTTTGACCGTTGCGGGCGGTGTGCCTACTTGGGCAACACCAGCAGGCGGCGGCAAAGTTTTGCAGGTTGTACAAGGCACACTTACATCAAATTTCACAACAACATCTGGCACTTTGGTAGATACAGGTGTGACCGCGACAATTACACCGTCATCGGCAACCAGCAAAATTATGGTGATTTCAAGTGTTGCTGCATTTTCAATAAATTCTGGCGCAAGTGCAGCAAGCACATTAAGCCAAATGGTGTTGATCAGAACATCAACGGCATTGTCAGGTGATGCTTTTGGAAGTTACAAGTTCGCCGCGTCAAATGGACCAGAATTCTACACACAATTGTCTTTTAATTATTTGGACAGTCCAGCAACAACATCAGCAACAACTTACAAATTACAGGCAAAAATAATTGACAGTACTTCGGTTGGCATTACCGCTTCAGCAACAAAGGTTGCAAGCATTGTTTTGATGGAAATAGGTGCATAATGGAACAGTCACAGAATTACAAAATTACAATAGCCTTGACTACACTACGCCCAAAGGCGGTTTGGATTCTTAATGGTGATGATTACGCAAATTTAGAATGGTTGGACAAGAAGCAAACAATGCCAACTTGGGCAGAAGTTGAAGCTGAAATAAATAACCCAACGCCTGACCCGTCCATTGCACTAAAGGCAGACTTGCTTAATCGTTTGGGTATTACCGAAAGTGAATCGAAACTTTTACTGTCATGACATACCCACAAGGCACAAATGCGCGGTTGATTGAAGTCGCCGCAGCTGAAGTCGGCACAATTGAAGAAGGCAACAACCTGACAAAGTACGGCAAGTTCACAAAAGCAGACGGTTTGCCGTGGTGCGGAAGTTTCGTCAATTGGGTTTGCCACACGGCTGGCGTCAAGATTCATTCAGTCGTTGGCACGGCGCAAGGGGCACACAAATTTAAGGAAATTCAACGTTGGTCAAACATGCCGCAATTAGGTTATTTGGCGTTTATGGATTTTCCACATGACGGGGTTGACCGCATTTCACACATTGGAATTGTGGTTGGGCTTATCGATTCAAAAACTTGCGTCACGATCGAAGGCAACACCAGCGGGACAGGCGACCAGCGCAACGGCGGAATGGTAATGGTGAAGATTCGTTCGTACGGTGAGGGCAAGGAAATTGTCGGTTTTGGCATTCCAAAGTTTGTGCCGTACAAAGGAGAATTTCCAATAGTTGAAATGCCAAAGTCGGCAGCAAAACCAACAAAGGAGAAAAAATGGAACAAGCCAAAGCCTTGATCGCGTCATGGGCGCGTTCATTTATGGCAGCAGCACTTGCCCTATACATGGCGGGTGTAACTGACCCTAAGACCCTTGCAATGGCAGGTGCAGCAGCAGTTGCACCAGTCGTTTTGCGCTGGTTAAATCCAAACGACAAAGCCTTCGGTTCTACGGGGAAGTGAACCGCAGATTCGCAGCGGCAGGGTTGGTTTGGGCACTTGCACTAACCCTGTCCGCATGCGGGTATCAGGGGTGGACACGTTATGAATGCCAAGAATTCGACAACTGGGGGCAAGCGCATTGCCAAAAACCGCAATGTCTCCCCACTGGAACATGCACTGACGACCTACTTGGAATTGAATCGGAACAGACCCGCACGCCGTAAGTCACCCGAAGAAGTCCACGCGCAGCTGATCTTAATTATTGGTTCAACACTTGCAGCGGTGTTTTTGGTAGTAACGGTTGGGATAACTTATGCGCTAATTTTCGTCACGCAACCAGTTAGCGCGCAAGCGCCTAATGACGCAGCCTTTATCGATCTATTAAAAACCCTGGCAATTTTCTTGACTGGTTCATTGGGTGGGGTACTTGCTGGCAATGGACTGAAATCCAAGCCAAAGCCGATCGACACGCCGACAAACACGCAAGGTTCTTGACCGCGCGTTGTTCATGCGTCACCCTGAGTTCAGGTGGTAGTCCTACCGCCAAGAATCGGGAGAATTCAAAATGGTACTTGATTTACTTGACCCAGAGACATTGCAGCGTTTGGTGCTTGCGATTATTCTTATGGTGATTTCAGCCGCTGCGGGTTACGCAAAAGGCTTCAAAGAAGGCAAGCGCGAAGGCATGGCACGCCGTAAGGCAATGGTTCGCCACGCTGCAAATAAGGCGGTTAACTAATGCCTGGCTTCCTGGACAACTACGAGGACGTAGCAGCACGAATCAAGCGTTTTTGGGAAACACACCCAACTGGTCGCATTGAAAATCACATTGTCGAATTCAATGCTGAAAAGGGTTACATTCTAGTTCAGACCCAAATTTTCAAAGAGTACGAGGACGAAAAGCCTTCGGCGATCGATTACGCATTCGGCAACGTGGCAACCTACAACGTTCAAATGAAAAAGTTTTTTTGCGAAGATACAGTTACGTCCAGCATTGGACGGGCAATTGGGCTATTGCTAGGTACGGATAAGCGTCCAACCCGTCAAGACATGGAAAAGGTCGAAACAATTAGCACCAGGGTTGCCAAATCTACGGCTGACGACTATGACCCGTGGACAAAGAAGTTTGGCGACGTGCCAAGTTTCAAGACAGCAGCTGAAGCCGAGCAGTCAGGCATTCCTTCATTGGGTTCATCAATGGACGAAATTGCCAAGCAATTGGGCGGTGAATTAGTCCAGGAAGCACCGCAATGCAGTCACGGTCACATGGTTTGGAAGCAATCGGCTGAAGGTTCGCCAAAGAATTGGGGCGGCTATTTTTGCACTGAACGTACAAAGGCAACACAATGCACACCGCGTTGGTACGTGCTTCGCTCAACAGGTAAGTGGGAGCCACAGGTATGAGCGATTATGTCGAAATAATCTATCCACAAAGCATGACCGCAAAACTCATGCACAATGGTGACGTCATTGCCGAATACAAAGTCGCGCAATGCGACGGGTGTGCCCTGGTTACAAAGATCGACCCATTTGGTTACAAGATTGGGCAGGGCGGCGAAAAACTTGCCTGGTTGTGTGGGGGTTGTCGATGAAAATGACCTTGACCCGCGCTGAGGAATTTGTTTGCCACAAGGCTGCATTGGAATTGGCAAAAGAGAACAACGACTATTGGCAAACCCGCGAAGGCGGTTATTCAATGGATAAATCGTTTCATGATCTGATTGCACAAGACGCACAAAGCATTGGCAGCGAATGGGTTGTTGCGAAGTATCTTGATTTACCTTTCAACCCTTATGAAAACAAATACAAGATTAAGGCTGACGTTGGCAGTCACTTCGAAGTGCGTTGGACGAAGTACGTTGCTGGTCATTTAGTTGTTCACGAATACGATCGACCAAACGACGTGGCGATTCTTGTGACCGGTGAATCTCCCAATTATTTCATTGCGGGTTGGATTCCAATTGCTATGGCAAAACGTACAAAGTACCGCCATTCAAAACAACCAAACTGGTGGGTTACGCAAATCAATCTTCAGCCGATCGAGAATTTACGGAGAAGCAATTATGGACACAGTGTTATTTGAATGTCGCATTTGCAAAAGGCTAACAAAGCAGCTGATTCACAAGATAACAAACAACTTGCCCGCAGGTGTGGAAGTGATTCAATGCACCAAGTGCGAAGTCATGGGGGTTGCACAGATAGGGACTTTAAATGCCAATCTATGAGTTTGAATGTACAGTGTGCAAAATCCGTATTGAGGTGGATAAGTCAATCCACGACGAGAACCAACCAATCTGCTGCGGGGCAAACATGAGCCGAAGGTACTCAACTTTTGGCATTTCCTTCAAAGGCGAAGGCTGGGGACACCAATGAGTTATCCACAGAAGTTATGCACAGGTGCAAAAAGGTTGTGGGACACGCCCAAAGCCATGCGTAAAGTTATCCAGTCGTTGACAAACGCGATACGATTTCTTCGCGAGAAGCGAACCGCGTTGGCGGTTAGTTCGCTGAAGCGCAGAAAACGGTTTGGGGCGGGTATTGCCATTTTGGCGGTTACTTTTACAACAGGGATACACAACGCCAATTCAGCTAACTATTCAATAGATCATTTAAAACTCTATGCACATTCAAGAATTCTGGACTATAAAGAATTCCAGTGTTTCAACAAGATCATCACAAAGGAAAGTCGTTGGTCGTATCGAGCGAAGAACGGCAGTCATTACGGACTGGGTCAAATGAGATCGAAGCACTACCGTGACCTTGACCCATTCAGACAGATAGACGCTTCATTGCGATACATCACGAATCGTTATCAAACGCCATGCCAGGCATGGGCATTCCACCAGGAACGGAATTACTACTAATGGCAAGCGCACTTAAAGACAATGGTTCAACCTCAAAGTGGCGCAAGATTCGTCTGCGTATCCTTCAACGTGACGGTTACACTTGCCAGCATTGTGGTGGCGAAGCCAATTCGGTCGATCACATAGTCCCACGCACCATGAATGGTGGGGACGACGACTGGAATCTTCAATCGTTATGCACACCATGCAATTCTGCGAAGGGGGGTAGGTTTTTTAATACACCTAGAACAC